ACCGGTCGGCACTGACAAAATTCCACTTCCTCGAACACCTCTGTTGACCGTTCCAACTTGGTGTGCATACACATAGATAACATAGTTGTAGCCAAGTCAGGTAACCGCGCAAGGTCGCCCCGCTCGATAATCACCACCGAATCATCCCCGTCCACGTATAAGCAGTGCCGTATGTTGCCTAGCCACGCTCGCAGTAGCAGCACATTTAATACTGTGCCACCAAGCGCTGTGCTAGCTTCGCCAGACATTCGAGTGCCTGGCGTGTAATACTGCGTGCCATTCTTTGTACTGCCCCGATTACGCATCTGCATTAGCATATATCTGCGCACCGACCTACGATGCGTGCCGCCAAACAGCCGCTGGTAAAAGCGGCTCTCGACCCGCAACAAGTCCGACGTAATATGGGCATCAAACTTCGAATGATCCAAGCACATAAACAATGGTCGTGCAAAAGTCGCAGCCTTGGCCTGCAAATCGTGGGCGCGCTGATCGGCATTGCGCCCCTTGGCGCAAATCGGTGAATCCGACTCGTCCTCAAGCGCATATAGTGCGCGCTCCATTGATACCACGTATCGCGCCCAGCTCAAGCCATACCTCTTTGATCTATACTGTATGGCTCGAGGAGCTTTATAATCAACCTCGTGCGACTTATCTGCCTTTATAAACATGCGCACTTTGGCATCATCATTATTAAGTGGTGTTTCATACAACGATTCGCGTGCGGCCACGTACTGTCTCTTCTTGCCACCAGTGTATCGGGCTATCACCTCGGCGTAGCTTATTGGCTCCAACCAAGGATCAGAATTCCCGGCTAATACCTCATCAGCAAGTTCATCAGCCAAATGCATCAAGGGCTCCCGCCTTCTACATGGTGGTGCCTCCAACTGATGCCTTGACCGTAGTGCCGCCTCTTCATTGTGAACACACCCCGCGTGAGTCCAAACATAATTGGTTGGCTGCAGCTCCTGTCCTGCATGCGCCACCACTACATTCATGTAGGTTCGTCGCCTACACACACAATCCCGTTCCCTTGTCCTGACCCAGCTGCCTGCAACGACTTGCCCAGGTAACAAGCCGCGTACACAGACAGCTGGAAGGGAACGGGTGTCCTATGCTGCCTTGGTGATCTTAGGCAGTTTACAAGCGCGCGTGAGCAAGCCTCCGCGGGACACCAGGCCCGTTGTTAATAACTGTGCTTGCTTAGCGCGCTCGTCCATCTGCCACGGATCCCTGAAGTGCTGTCGCACCTCATACTCCGGCTGCGTAATATCCATGGCTGCTCCCACACAACGCACGACCATCTCAGCTCGTCGCCTCCAGGTGACTTCCGAGCAATCGTATCTAGCCAAAAACTGCCTAGCTTTACCCGCCATTTGCGGTAATAACTCTGGTGTACGTGGTCTAAAAGCAAACTCGCACTGTAAATACGCGGTCAGCTCATCATCGACCATCAATGGCAATCTATTGTGTGGTCTCGTGAAGAATCGACGCAGCCGCGACACCCCTCGAGTCAAATCAGCCTTATGGCGGACCGGTTCATCTATTTTTACTGGCAACGCGCCCAACTCGCCACAAGTGTGCGCAGTCGGATTACTCCTTGCCCCCTCGTGCCAATGAGCACTAGAGGGCCCGTAGCACTGTGGTTTGGTGCGTTTAGGGCCAGTTTTGCTGCGCTTAGCCGACGCCTTAGACTGACTGCCATCACTTCCAGCATCATCATCATCGCTCGACTCACTCACCGCATGAGTCTGTACGCGAGGAGTCGGGGTCCGGGCTTCATAGCACGTCATGTACGAGGACGAGGCGCTCGTAATCGTCGGGCGCCTCGACCCTGAGCCATGACTCAAATATGACCCGCTCCAACTCTGTAATGCTGTCGTAGTGTGACCGCAATAACCAGTCAAGCCCGCGCGTATAATACCACTCCTTAAGCCGGCGTATTGTGCGCCGTTGACGGCACCCGCGCCCTGACTTGCGCGTTCGTTTGCCAGGTGCTTGTGCCGGTTCTTCTGGGATGGCCATAGTTTGTCCCCGTTGAACGGTTGCAGATGATACCACGGGCGGCTGTTCGGCTGTGGCGTTAACCGCTTGCGGTGTACGACACGCCTCCAACAACCTTGATTGTTCGCGTCGGGATGTGTTGCCCCACGACCATGCCCGACCGGTAGATGACCCAAGCTTGCGCTCGAGTATCGCCGGCCGTGCAGTGGGGTCTTCAGTAGCAAGTCGGATGAACTCTTTATATAACTCCTCGCCATTGACACTCAATAGCTTGGACAAACCTGCCGCTGCGGATGGCATGACCACGTCA